CGACAGCTCGCTAGAGGAGATCAAGGAAGCCATCCGTGAAGAAGAATGGCTCGTTCCGCATTTCGAGATCGGTGACAAATATATTCGCACAGCCTGTGGCAAGGTGTCCTATGGCTTCTATGGCCTTGACCGAAACGTCAACAGCATCAAGTCGAAGTCTCGCATCCTGCTTGCGTGGATCGACGAGGCCGAACCTGTAACCGATGAAGCGTGGACCAAGCTTATTCCCACGCTTCGCGAAGAAGACAGCGAGCTTTGGCTGACATGGAATCCGGAGCGCAAGACATCATCGACCAACAAGCGGTTCTACAAGACCGACGATGCGCGTTCAAAGATTGGNNCAGCGCCTTAAGGACATGAGAGAGCGCCCGGAGCAGTATGGGCATATATGGGAGGGGGAGTTCCTGACCGTGGCCGAGGGAGCTTACTACGCCCGCCAGATTGTTGATGCACGTGCAGATCGTCGTATCTGCAAGGTCAACGAAGATCCGCTCATGCGCATCTATGCCGTCTGGGACATTGGTGGCACTGGCGCAAAGGCGGACGCCACCGCCATCTGGATAGTCCAGTATATCGGTGCTGAAATACGCATTCTCGATTATTACGAGGCTGTTGGTCAACCCCTTGCTGCGCATGTGAATTGGTTGCGCGACAATGGATATGGCAAAGCGCTGTGCATCCTTCCTCATGACGGTGCAGCGCATGATCGCGTGCATGATACAACCTACGAGGGTGCACTAAGGGCTGCTGAGTTCGATGTGCTGGTGGTGCCTAATCAGGGCCGTGGCGCAGCGATGCAGCGGATTGAGGCGGCGCGTAGACTATTTCCGCAAATGGTGTTTGATGAGGAGTTTTGCCAAGCCGGACTGGAAGCAATCGGATGGTATCACGAAAAGCGAGACGATGAGCGCGGAATAGGGCTTGGTCCTGAACATGATTGGTCTTCACACGGGGCAGACGCATTTGGCCTGATTGCTGTGGCTAGGCCGCTATTAATTCCAAGGGTTCACGAAAACGACGACGATTTTGAAGGTTGGCAGGCCGACGATGGCCGGTCGAGCATAGCGGGGTATTGAAAATGGCCTCACAGCCTATTCTTGACGATGAAATGAACGAAACCGGGCAGGAGGTTGAAAACTCGCCTCTGCATATCCGTGACATTATTGCCGCTGAGAGCGTGACCGATCTGCTTGACGACACGCAGCTTGCCAATATCGGGCAGCGCTGTCTCACTGACCTTGAGATTGACGAGAACAGCCGCAAGGACTGGCTTGTATCATATCGCAAATGGCTCGATACGGCCATGCAGGTGGCGAAGTCTAAGACAACGCCTTGGCCGGGTGCGGCGAATGTTATCGTCCCCATACTCACCACGGCATCGATCCAGTTTCATGCCCGCGCGTATCCTGCCATCGTGGACAATGCGCAGCTTGTGAAGGTCAAGGCGCTTGGCCCCCAGAATGAGGACAAGAGCGCTCGCGCTGACCGTATTTCCGATCACATGACATGGCAGCTTACCGAGGATATGCCATCATGGGAGGAAGAGACTGACCGACTGCTGTTGATGCTGCCCATCATTGGTTGCGTGTTTCGCAAGACTTGGTTTGATCCCGTCGAGCGTCGCAATGTCTCTGAAATGGTTTCGGCAGAGGATTTTGTCGTCAACTATTGGGCGAAGTCTCTCAAGGACACACCGCGCTACAGCCAAATACTCCGATTCTATCCGCATCAGGTGAAGGAACGCATCACAGCGGGCTTGTGGCGCGATATTGGAACGGTCCTTCCTTCCGACGACAAGCGCAACGAAAGCAGCGATGACGATGGCTTGATTGTATTCATTGAGCAGCATTGCCGCATCGATATGGATGATGACGGATACCCTGAGCCTTATGTGGTGACGTTCCACAAGGACACCGGGCAGGTTGTCCGCGTTTCGGTGTGCTTTGAGGAAGAGGATGTTGTCCTCTCTGACGATGGCAACAAAGGCGCGGTCGTTCGGATCGAGCGTAGTCAGTATTTCAGTAAATATGGCTTTCTCCCCTCTCCTGACGGCTCGTTCTACGACATGGGCTTCGGCATGCTACTGGAGCATCCGGGAGCAGTCATTAACGCGACAAACAACCAGCTATTGGATGCGGGCGCTTTAGCCAATTCTCAGGGTGGCTTCATCGGTTCTGGCGTAAACATCAAGGGCGGCGCGCTCAAGATGACGATGGGCAAATGGAACCGCGTCGATGTGACTGGTGGAACGCTGCGTGAAAACCTTGTACCGTTCCAGCTTCCCGGCCCTAATCCGACGCTGTTTGAGCTTCTTGGCTTCATGGTGGACATGGCCAAGGGTATTACCTCGGTTCAGGACGTGATGACCGGGGGAGAAGATACCCAGACCGCGCCTGTGGGGACAACTCTAGCCCGCATTGAGCAGGGTATGAAGGTGTTCTCCGCGATCTACAAGCGCATCCATCGAGCCTTCAAAACCGATTTGCGCATGTTGTTCAAGCTTAACCGCTATCACATGGACGAGCAGGTCTATTTCAATCTCAACGATGTTCCGGGCGAGATTATGGCCGCTGATTACCGTGAGGACGATCTGGACGTGTCTCCGATGTCGGACCCCACGGCGGTCACAGATCTACAGAAGATGAGCCGTATCGACTTCCTGATGGCGACATTCAGGGGCGATCCTAACGTAGATCAGGTGGAACTGGATCGCAGAGCCATGGAAGCGGCGGGGACGCCCGACATCGAAGCTCTTCTGAAGCCGAAGGGGCCGGATCAAGACCCTGCCTTCCTGATGGCGCAGGCCGACATGGCTAACAAGCGTGATGAGACAGTGGCGTCGATCCGACTGAAGGACGCGCAAGCTGCGGCGCAACTCGTAATGGCCGCGAAGGCTGCTGCTGAAATGGGCAGTGCGAATGACGCGAATTTCTTCATCATCCAAGCCCGCGAACTGGCGGGAGATAGCGGAGAATATGGCAACGAACAAACTCACGGACCCGGAAGTGTTTCGGATGTGGAAGGAGCACCGGCTGACGAAGGCGTATCTGGAATATCTGAGCCAGCGCCGGGTGAACCTGATGGAAGCATGGGGATCGGGCAGGATGTTACAGCCGGAGGACCAGATGGAGGCGTTCCTGTGCCAGCAGATGGTGGAACTGGACTGTAACGCCGTGCGCGGTGTGTTCGATTTGGAACCGATAGAGGAAGACGATGCAGAATAAATCAGGAATCATTCCGAGCGACATGCGGGTGCTGATCAAGCCTCACCCCGTCGAAGAGGTCACGAAGGGCGGGATCATCCTCGCTGACAGCACCAAGGAGCGCGACAAATACGCGCAGACCCGCGCCACGTTCATCGCTGGCGGGGGCAACGCTTTCAAGGATTGGGGCGATGAATGCCGCATCCCCATGGCTGGCGATGAGGTCATCATGGCTCAGTATTCCGGCAAGATGCACAAGGGCGCGGACGGTGAGGATTACCGCATCTGCAATGATGAGGACGTGATCGGGTTTTGGGAGGCAGCACAATGACCGCACTACAGGACGTTGCGGCGCAGGAGTCGCAGGAAATCGACGTTTCACAAGGCGGGAACGATAGTCAGGAGCGCGATTGGGAAACCGAGGCGCGTGATCTTGGCTGGCGTCCCGAAGAGGACTTCAAGGGCGACAAGAGCCTCTGGGTCGATGCGCAGACGTTCGTGAAGCGCGGTGAAGAGGTCATGCCCATCCTCAAGAGTCAGCTTAAGACGCTCAAGGGCGAATTGGCTGAGATGCGCAAGGAATTTCGCAAGGCCAACGAGTTCTTTTCCAATTCCGAACAGCGCGGCTATGAGCGGGCAATGGCCGATATTCAGGCCAAGGCAGAAGCCGCCGCCGAGGTTGGTGACAAGGCCGGGGTTCGTGCCGCGATGGACGAGGCCGCGAAACTCAACAAGCCAGCCGAATCGCCCAAAGCGGAACAGATCAGCCGTGAGGATTTGGCGAACTGGTTTGCCGATAATCCGTGGTACAAGAGCGACCATAGTAAGACTGCTTTTGCAGACCTGATCGGTGATGAACTGGCAGAGAAGCGCGGCGGCAATCTAACCAAGGAAGACTTTGACGAGATTACTCGCCGTGTTGATGAGCGTTTTGCCGAAAAGTCCAGAGCCAAGAGCGCGGTTGAAGGCTCTACGCCACGCACGACCAAGCGGGGAGAAAAGACCCTTGCCGATCTCCCCCCAGAAGCGCGCAGGCAGGCTGAGAAATGGGAGCGCGATGGTATCTGCTCGACCAAGGACTATCTTAAAAACTATCAGTGGGACTCTTGAACATGGAAAATACAGCACCCCGCCGCCGTGGCCGTCCTCCGGTTGATCGTGACCAGATCGTCAAGTCGGAGATTGTGACCAGCGAAACCCGTGCGGTCGAGCCGGAAGGGCGCAGACGACGCAGGAAGGCACTTGATGGGCTGGCTCAGAAGCTCGCCGCGCCCAAAATTCCGGGCCATACAACCCGCTTTGTGAACGATGATGGCAACAGGCTTGCGGAATTGCAGGAATTGGGCTATGAATTTGTTCCAAGCGGCACCGCAGCAAAAGATGGTGTCGGCTCGCGTGTCTCGCGACTGGTTGGCACCAAGGCCAACGGCGAACCAATGCACGCATATCTCATGGAAACCCCTGACGAGCTTTATGCCCAGGGCGTAGACGAACGAGAAGCAACAGTCCGCCAGACTGACGAGGCTATCCGCGCTGGACGTGACCAAACCGGGCAAATCGAGAATATCCATTCTCGTGCTTCCCATGGGTCCATCACGTCGAGCGCCGAGGGATAATCCCTAACACCGCGTTCGGCGCTGCTGAACGAGGTTTCCAATGGCAAACGCTAACGTTGCGACGGGCCTTACTCCCGTCCGTTATCTGAGCGGCGCGCCTTACAACGGCGCAACCAACCGCTACTACATGCCGTCAACTGACACCAACGCCGCTGGTTATATCGGCGCACTGGTTAAGCCTGCCGGTTCCGCCGACGCCAATGGCGTCATGACTGTTACCGCTAACGTTTCTACCGGCAATCCGGTTGTGGGCGTTATCGTGGCGGTCGAACCCATCACCCGCGACAGCACCATCTATCGCGAAAACTCCACCTCCCGCTATGTGCTGGTGGCTGACGATCCAAACCTTGTTTTCGAGGTGCAGGACAACTCGGCTTCGGGCGCACTGACCGCAACGGTTGTC